GTAATGGGTGCCGAGCTGTCCTGCCCGCTCAGCAGGGGCGACGTGTTGTCGCCGAACGAGCCGACAACGATGGGTATCGCTGGCGCATCCGGCTCACCAAGTTGGATATCAAGCGCGCCGAAATTCACCGGCTTGACCAGGAAGAATTCCCGCGAGCGCCACAATGCCGCCACCATGGCGGAGTCTTCCGGGTCCCACTCATAGATGTTGTTCTGCCCGACCAGCAACACACCGCCGGTCCATGGGTCGGTAACCATATTCTGACCCTGTAGCAGAGAGCTGAACTCTGTTAGGGCGACTAGTTCAGATGCTGTGTTCAGGATAAATCCCTGTCCATCCTCATTGACGCCGATATAATGCGTTTTATAGCGGGCCGCGCGCATCTTCTGCGGCTGGTAGCGCAGTGTCCAATCGTGTTTTGAGATTATAGACTGTGTTATATTTACGATGCCATCGTCATTACACAGCATAAGGCCGTTCGGCGACGCGTAATACACGCCCTCGGATGCAGAAACGATGGAACCCTGGCTCATGCACGGCTCAACCACCTGGGTCTTCGTCATCGCCACGGTCGCCGGCGTTGTACCCGTCAACGCCACCGGATGCGACTTTGTCGCGATGATGGCGGTCTGGCCGTAGCTCCCTATTCCGACCACGGGATGTTCGACGGAGACGACATAGCTCGCCGGCCACGCGTGTGGCCGGTACGGCTCAGAAAAGTAGATATCCCGGCCCAGCCAGCCCACCAGAAAGCCATCCGGCATCACCGTGAAGCCCTCCAGGGCGGGCGGTGGTCCCCAGTCCATGGACTCCAACTCGGTGCCAGCAGCCACGACAGTGTCCAGCACCGTATCCGCGTAACTCTCGGTCGCTACATCCAGATCGACGACGGAAAAGAAAACCGCCGTGCCGCTGGTCCCGGTGACGGTGCGATAGATGCGTACCTTGCTGTAAAGCCGCTGAGCATAGCCAGCATCCTGCGCCCGCGGCTGCTGCAGAGTCAGCGTCCAGGTAGCATCGGCCGGCCCGTCGGCGTTCACTGGCGGCGACGGCGGACTCTCCTCGCCGAAGGCGGAAATATAGGTGTAGACATACGATCGTGTCACATCCGGCAGCGTGCTCGTGGCCGGCGTGCCGCCGGTAACGATCAGTCCCGGTGCGAGGATCGGCGTGGGCATGCCAAGCAGCAATGGCGGCGTTCCGGCGCGTATCCGATCCAGCGAGTTGTAGCGCACCGGCTGTCCTGGCGCCGCCCAGTAATACCGCTCGAATGTGTCATTCACCAGCGGTCCCTTGACGCAGCTGGTGAACGGATGCGGGAAGTCGAGCCATACGTCGTCCTCTCCGGCGTGCTCAATACGGTAGGTGGACTGGTAGATGATCGGCCCACGGTCCATGCTGCGCAACAGGACCGGCGCGCGGACGCCGCGTAGCGAGCCGTCGAACAGATTGCAGTTAACCGCAGCGACGGCTGACGTGGTCGGCAGCAGGCGCGGCGACATCGCGGGGATCATCCCGTCGAAACGCGCAACCCGGATCACAGCCATCGCTTACTCCCAGAGTTAAACACCGGCGTAGACGATGACGTTCGTGGCGAGGATCGGCTGGACGTTGTTGTGCGCCGCGCCGGACCCAGCGGATGCAATGGTGATACCAGTCAACGCCGTGTGCAGCACCGGCGTAGCCGCCTGAATGCTGATGTTCGTCACCGCAGCATCTGTGCGCCCTCGTTTTTCCGCTGCGTTCTGCGACCCGCCGAACGGCCCAACACCCTGGACATTAGGGGGTACCGGCGTGCCGTGGTCGTGCGGCTGCTCGTCTACCCCATGCGTGTGCGGGTCTTCATCGTGCGTGTGCCCGATATCGTATACAGGGTGCTCGTGCGCGGGCATCTCAGCTGTCGTGAGCGTGTGCGTCGCCTCACCACCAGTGAAACCTGGCCCGACAGAACCAACACTCGCCAGCCGGCCCGCTGAGGTTCCATAGAACATGCCATCGGCGCCAACCAGAGCGCACCCACGTGCATCTGGAATATTGAAGGTCGATATGCCGTTGCCCTGGCCATGGGGCGACGCCGCGCCGCCCAATGCAGTATAGAGCTGGGCATAGGTGGTGCGGCTGACCTCTCTGCCGTCGCACGCCAACCAACCGGCTGGAGGTGCAGCAGCGACGCCAGCCAACTGCTTGTACTCGCCAATGATCCAGCCGTTGGGCTGCGAGCGCACAGACGCCCAGCCGCCGGTACCATAGACCTGCATGAGGTCGGTATTGAGGTCGTAGTAGAGTGCGCCGTATTGCACCGGCAGCCCAGAACCATCCAGCGTCGGCTCGGTCGCGGAGGCGCCGATGTAGCGCCGGTTGAATTCTACCCAGCCCTGCAATCCAGCCTTGATCGTCGCGGCGGTCAGCCGATTGGAAATGGTGGCCCCAACGGCGAATGCCTGCGCCGTCGTGTCCTCCACGCCGCGCCGCACCTGCAATGTACCGCCAGCCCGTGCGAAGCACTCGCAGATTTCCAATTTGTCGTTCGCGCGGTCCTCAATCGTAATGGTGAACACGTCGCCCACGGTATTGTCCGGCGCGGGAAATAGGCCAGCATCGGCGGCCCGGATGGTCAGGCTCGCTGCCGCCGCGTCGATGCCCGCGGTGAGGAAACTAAAAGCGTTGTTCTCGAACAGATACATCTCAGATCTCCCGAACCCGAACAAGAACCTCGTCTTCGCGCGACTGCCCTTGATCTGTGTTCGCGACAACGCTCAGCTTGTAGTCAACCCCATCAATACCAAGCCAGACAAACACCGCCACCGCCGTATTGTTATTCATCAAGCGTGGACCATCGGCGGTCAGATCCAGATCCGCGACCAGCGGCAACCCATCCCGGCGCGCGATCACCACCACGCCGGGATTGCCGGCATCGAGCTGTTCCCCATCGCCGAGCCACGCCGAGTAGCGGATCAGCACCCGGCGCGTTTCAGTCGGTTGTTTCTCGTACGAACCAAGCAACATCAGTTGGCCTCTGGGGCAATGTCGAGCGCATCGCAATCGACGATCTCAAAGACCGGGTCCGCCGGTACGTCGAACACGATGCCACTGGCGTGGCCGGTCGAAACCAGCGGCGGAGGGACTTGCATGGATGGAAATCCCGGCGCCAGCACCTGCCACCAATCGAAACCGCCGTTCATGGCGAACGCATTGACCGCGGCGCAGCCAACACCCGCATAGGCAGGAACTGGACCGCTCATGCCCGAAACATTCCGCCAAAGGACCGGTCCCAGCGCAGGACGAAATCCTCGTTGTTGAGCCGCTTTGGCATGCCGTAGAGGCGGCGGAACAGCAGCACCGGAATATCCGGCGCGGCCGCCGGGTCGCCGCGGCGGATCAGCAACACGGAGGCGATGTCAACCAGCGTGGTAATGCCGGCGAGGGAAACGTCATCGGCCGCCGCATAGCCACCATCAATGCCGGTGGTGTGCAGCGACGCGGAGAACAGCACCGTCGCCTGCGGCACGGCGCCCCAACCGGACAGCGTCTCAAGGCCGTCAGTATATGACACACTGCAGCCAACAATGTAGAACGGCTGCGTCAGCCACTTGAACGTACCTGCCAGCATCTCCGCGCGAGCAACAGCGAACAGCGTATTGTCGTAGCTGGTGTACTCAGCCGATGGCAGCGGCACGCTTGAACCGGGCAACCCCCAAAACGCGCTCATGGCCGGAGTTTCCCTGCTCCAGCGGCGGCGGGGAAACTCCATCGCGCCCTCACGCTGCCATATTGCCGATCAGCGATGCCGCGTGCCGCGCCGGTCGCGGCCTTGAAGCTCCTGAGATAGACCACGGCCAACGCGCCGTTGCTCCACGGCTTAGATGGCATCCCCATCATGCGGCCCAGAACGCCCTCGCGGATAGTCTGGTCGAACTGGCCGAAGATGTGCGCCGGCAGACTGGTCAAAACAGTCGCCGGGTCTTCGCCGAGCTGCGGTTGCAACGTCAAGAACAGTGTCACCGAAGCCGCCGGGCCGAGGTTCTGCGGGATCGGAGTGAACCGCACCTTGTCAGGTGCCGCGAAGGCGTATTCGCGCGGCGTGCCATACTCCGGCGTCTGGCTGCTGTCGAAATCGCACGTTGCCAGCGAGCGTCCGAGGAACTTCACATCCTCCAGCCAGGCCAATGCACCGAACGCCGTATAGGATGAGACGCGAAGATCCGGCACGCGGTCGAGTAGTGGGGCGCGCTTCTGAGTCCGCCAAACCCTGGCATTGCGGCAGAACTCGCGCAGCACGTCACGCAGCGTGAACAGGATTACCGGATCGTCGGCGCTGGGCAATTGCGTCCGCAGCATCCCCAGCACGTCGGCGATGACGTCAGGTTCGGTCGTCACGCCGTAACCCCCAGAAGTTTCGCAGTGAAGCGGTTAATCAGACTAACTGCCCTGTTATCCGTGGTAAACTCGTCGTCGCGCAGTTCCGCGCGGCCAGCGATAAATTCGACCGCCGCCTCCCAGTAGAAGGCAGCGAGCGGAAAGGGCATGACGCCGTCAACCGCCGGGTCGTAGTCGTAGCGCTCGGCGCCAAACTGGCCCAGATAGAGGTCCGGCCGCAGCCGGCGCGCAGTCATCAGGGCGACGTTGAGGTTAGTCCAAAGCTCGGGCGTGCGATAGCGGAACGGTTCACGCGTATCCTGCAACAGCACGCGAGCGTCGGTGATCAGATCGGCCAGGGTGCGTACCGCCATCGCCTTGTCTCCCACGGGGTAGACAGGGGAGACTTACCCTGAAAGTAAGTCTCCCCGCAAGGCTTAGCTCGGTGATACCACCGCTGAAACCAGGGCGGTGCCATCGAGCACCTTGTAACCATAGACCTGCAGCCCGCGCAGGATCGTCCCGAAGGTGCGTTCGCTGCGCAGCGTCTCGACCTTCGTCACCTGGCTGGCGAAGGTCAGGCCGTGCTTGTGGCCGGCGAGCATGGTGGTCTTGCCGGCAGCGATCGGCAGCAGGTTCGAGTTGAACAGCGTGAACCGGTCGATGCCGCCGACCCGCCCATTACGCAGCGGCGAGGTGTCGTCGCCGGTGATGTAGACCGCCTTCAGGTCGGACTGCTTCAGCAGCGCCACCACCCACGCCGGGAGCACGACCCAGCGCCCCTGCTCGGGAATGTTCTGTTCGTCGAGCACCAACCCCATCGAGATGATGAAGTTAACGACATTGGCCGCGGTCAGAACTACCGACGCCGCAGACGTGCCAAGGTTCAGGTTTCCGGAAATTTTGCCAGCAGCGGCGCCCTTATTGACTGCGGAGACACCGGTAGAAACGTTCGTCAGTACGTCCGTGTCGATCTTGATCTTCATCTGCTCGGAGGCATCGTCCGACCAGAGCGACATCTGGTTAACATCGGACTGCACGTCCATAACATCGTCGAGGATAGTATTGAAGTATTTCCCCTTGTCGATGGTCAGATCGACAATGCTGCTGCCGGGCCGCTCGATGTTCAGGTCCTGGTCGGCGCTGTAATCGTTAATAGTCACGGTCGGCTTGGTGCGGATATGCACCTTGTCGCCCTGGCTCTTGATTTCACCCTCGTAGTCGGTATT